TATTTCTCGCCTCGCCCTGCGCGATACGTTACCGCAAGGCCGCGCGTCTTAGTCGCCCGGCTAGATTCAACAGTCTTCAACATGGTTTGCCCTCCTGAGATATAAGACCTGTCGCATACCGTAGAGCATAAAAAAGCCCGGCGTCAACCGGGCTTTTTAAAAAGTTATCTTCGCCTTGAGCGGGTGCTTCTACTTGGTCGCTTCACGGGTCGGCCACGTTTTTGTTTCTTTTCAAATTCGCGAACAGCGTCCGGACCATGGCGGAGATACGCCAAGAGCTTTACTATTATCAACATAACTATCCCCAGTCTTTTTGATCGCCATGCTCTTTAGCCTCGCGATAGCCCGCCCGATACGCGTTAATTTCTTCGGTCGTCATCTGGTCCCGCTCCACCCTGTCGCTTGTGTAGCTACCCTTCAAAAAGTGATGCGGCGCGCATGGGCGGTGATACCAATAATCCGCGCCACCTCGATCATATGGGCCACCATGTCTTTTATCATATTTCATCTGTCAGCCCCCTTCGGATGAACCACCTTAAAAACTTCCGCCAAAATTATTTCCAGTTCTTCGGTCGTCAAGGTTTTACACCTGTCCACAAACCTCATCTCATTACCTCCAGAGTTTCCGAGAATATGCGAGTTTATGCGACTATGTGGGACTGATCAACCCTAGAATCGTTTCCCAGTCTGGTTCGCCCTCGGCCTCAAATAAAGGCTCGACCTCTAAGCCCTCAAGCTTCAAGTCCATTGCGGCATTTGCGGGGTACAAGAATACTTTCTGCGGCAGCGTTTTGGTTTTCTTTTTCAGAACGAGCACCCAAGCGCTGGCGTGTGAATGCTTTGACAGCCAAGCGACCTGATGCGGGCGCAGCTCGACGGCTTTGCCGCCTGTCGCCTTTAGCTCAACAAAATGGAAGTCCCCGTCTTCGTCACAAAGCAGGACATCCGGAACGCCCGGCATCGCCCACGTTTCAAGACGGGTCGCTGTTATCTTCCTCGAACTCTTCGACATCCCCGTCTTCATCATTCGCCATAAGTCGGCTTCGCGCTTTGTCGCGGTTCTGGGAATTGCTCTTTCCTTCGGGAGTAACGTCGATAGTGATCGGGGCATATTGTTGCTTTACCTCTTCGAGGGCTTTCAGCACCTCGTCTTTGCTCATGCTGTCGATGGTGCCGTGGCGGATTTCCGATTTGCTGACGTATATATCGCCTTGCGCTTGCCCTCTTCGATACTCGGCCTGCACTGCTGCCGAGTAGGCACCATTCTGCAATGCCATGTCACGAATGTTCTGCAAATCTCGCAAATGCCGCTGGTAAGTCACTCCGAACTTTTCGTCCAGTTCGGCACGATAGGCTTGGATCGCTGCGACAACGTGCGGACAGATGTGTGGGTTAGTCATCTCATACGCTCGGGTATGAGCAGAGCTCACAGGATAGCCTGCATTGACAGCGGCCTCTCTAAGCGTGATCTGCCCATCCTTCGAAACCAGCTCTTTAACAAAGAGCTCCTGCCTGCGTGTCAGAGGGGACGTTCTTGAAGACTTGGGCTTTCCGCGCCGTTTGACCGGGACCACGGGCGTGGATTTGGACGTATCCCCGCCCTTCTTATTTCGCGCCATAGCAAACTCCAGTTAATTTGCGGTAGTCTGCTTTAAATAGCCTTTTCTTTTATATAGAGCCAGAAAATATTTTTTAGAAAAAATTCTCCGCGACCCCCTTAACGCACTTTCGACCTCTAAGGGTTACACAAACTCTGGTTACGTTACGTTTTTGATTTATAGTTTATGAAACTGATAACCCTATATACATAAAGGACTTTTTGCCGAAAGTTACACGGTTACACCGGTTACGGCTATTTTGGCCAAAAATATTTTTTCTTCTTCTGACTCTATATAACAGGAACGGGCGTCAAATAAGTTGCCCCGTGAGCCGCGGTTCGTGGTCTCTGAGCCCATCCCTTTGGTCTTTGGGCCGTGTTCCACGGTTTGTGGCCTTTGTTTTCTGCCTCTTGGTCTTTGCCCATAGAAAAAGGCCCTCGGATCGGGGGCCTTTCTGCTTGGTTTACTTCGGATGGTATGTGCCTAGCCAGTCGAAGTCGGGCTCATGACGTTGTCCAGCGCTTGTCGCTAACGCGCCGCGACGCGACTACCCTTTCCTCGCCACCTGTCACCTCTATAATTTTTATGACGTGATCCAAATATCCAACGCCAAATTCACGTGTTGCGTTAATTTTTGCGGCGTGAAGCGTATTGCCGACGGGCACACTCCGGGCGCTCGATATCGAATGATGCGAAATCGTTGCCAAATACTTTGGCGCGTTTACGTCTTGGCGCGTTACGCAAAAAGCCGTTGGCGCGCCGGTTGCGGAATGCATCGCGCGCAATACGACAAGCGTTGCGCCATCTGTCGTTATATCGTGGTCAGCGCTTTCGCCAAAAATATAGTGCACGTCGTCAGCGGTAATTTGATTGCGCGCGTTTGCAAGCTTATTCCAGCGTTCCGCAAGTTTTTCGGCTTGTTCTGGTGTATAAGTAAAAGACATTTCATTCTCCGTAGTTTATTGGCCCGGGTTTACCGTTGCCTTTAACGTCGCCTTGGACGTCACCTACAACCTTGGCAAGATCGCCGTTGTACGTGACTGCTCCGTTTTTCGCGGCATGTTGTTTTTCCGTTATCTGGTCGTTGATGCGTTTGTTTTCGGCGATCAGTTTTTCGATACGGTCGGCCATTTGTTCGAAGGTTGGCGGGTCGTAGACGTCGGGGTCTGCTTTGTGTGCCCGGATACGGTGGTATATCGCGTCATCATTCCACCTCATCGTCGACGTCCCACATCTCTGGTTCTTCTGGTTCGAGTTCGTCTTTCCAGACGATGCCCAAGACGTGGTTTGCATTCAGGCAGATCACGGCGTCGTCATCTTCCAGAAGGATGTGTACGAAATTTTCGTTCCAATCCCATTTTTGGACGTCCCGGTAGATCAGGGGTTTGGTTTGTCCTGACGACGGGAGCATGTTTACGGTGAGCACTTTCATTTTAGCCTCCGAAGATCATGACAGCGATACCGACCAACAAGGCTCCTACTATGGCCTGAGCTATGTATCTTTTTGTTTTTGATGGTTCTTCGACGGGCTCATAATCATAGATGTCGATTGCCCCTTCGTTTTGGCGAGCGACATCATCGAGCTTCAAGGGTTTTCCTTCTTCGAAGATGGCATCGGTCGCCGGACAGGGGGCGTTTTCTTTTTTAGACCAGTTGGGGTCGTTGCCGCTGAGCAGCCAGCCCATGATTTCGCCACGTTCCCATCGGTTGACCATCTTCGACACTTTGCCGTTATCTGGTCTGACTTTCATTGGTTTTGGAAACTTGCCAATTCTTACGCGACGGTAAACCGTGGTCCGCGAGATTTTGGCTATTTCGCATACTTCGTCGATGTCGATTAAGTCTTTCACAGGTACGTCTCCATAATGGTGATACTATGGAGGTGTATGCGAGCCTATGCGATTATGTCAATGAATTTCATCGTTAGTCGGGTGAGAAACGGCGGTCCTATCGATATTATGCACTGCATTGCTGATACAGGCTGAGAGCATAAACATCGCGGTTTGAGTATCGGGAGCGCTGGCGATTAGGTGCGTAATGATAGCGGTTAGTGCCCCGCCGAGGGCGTTTTTTCGTTGCAGCCCCATTTCTTCAAACTCATTCATCATTTGCTCTGCGAAATCCATTGCACAGACAAAGTCTTCTTTGGCTTGTTCATCCCGCGAGGATGCGTTTTCATGCTTTTCTGAGCTCATCCACTTTCAACTTTTTTACTTTGGTTTACCGCGTCGGTTACCTGACTTATTGCCTAGCGCCAATCGGTTTCGGTTATTTCGGTTATTCGTTTTTCGGTTTCCACGTATCTACTTCTGCGTACCATTTTCCATTGCGGCTTTCACACACATTTACGTTTATCCAATCGCCGGTCTGACCCGTGAGCCACGAAGCGAGGTCTTCTCTTTTTATGCTGAGATTACATTTTATCCATTCGGGCGCGCTATCTCGTGGTTTTTTAGCGATCAGGCCGTTCACGAATTGTTTTTGATTTTCCATTTGTTTCTCCTGAAACGAATTTCCCATTTGTTTCTCCTGAAACGAATTTCCCATTTGTTTCTCCTGAAACGAATTGCCCCCAGCCGGGGGCAACCAACTGGGGGCGGGGTCTTTTCTACGGAGTGCAGCCGTGGCTACGATTGGGATTATAGCGCTGTTGTATGCGATGGGCAACACTTAATCGCATATTTCGTCCTCTCTTCGTACCGCAAGTCTGTCATCTCGCCAACATCCTCCCGCAAGTCAGAGCGCTGTTTTCGGTCAGACAGTCGCTCCAAATGTGATGGATGTACCACCCTGCCGCCCCCAAAAGGATCACGGCTGTTGCAGCATAAATCCCAATCGGCAGCCAATTTTTCATTCCTCATCTTCCGAGATTGCGTCGTCGAGCAGGGCGGTGACTAAGAACTCTGCGACCGTCATGCCGGATGGCACGTTTCTCGCGAGCCATGCAATCTTGTCG